CGAAGCCTCTGGAAGGACCAACCAGCACGTCGTTGGCGGTGGCATCCATGGCCGGCACGTAGACCGCGCGCAGGCCCTGGATCGAGCCACCCACTCCGCCACCAACTGTGAAGTTGGCCGAGAGCTGCGAGTAGAGCGGACTGTTGGTGGAGTCGTTCTTGGCGTCGATGAACGCAGCCACCGCGGCCGAGCTCATCCAGATCGTGTCGGGACCGCGCTTGAAGGCGCTGCCGACCGCATTGGTCCAGGTCGCACCGAGGGCCAGCGCCTCCGGGTCGAGCGCCCCGCCCGAGTTGATGCCAGCCGCCATGATCTTGGCAACCGCTGCCGACTCGGTGGTCAGGGCGTAGGCCTCGGCCAGCAGCTCGACGTACAGCCCCAGGAAGGAGGGGCTGGAACGCTTGAGCAACTGGAGGCTGATGTCTCCGCCACCGGCGTAGGTCTCAGCCATGAAGTCCGCCGTGTCGATCGCGGTGGCCGTGCTGTCAACGTCGCCCTTCTCGGAGTTCTGCTTGGCAACCGTCGGACGGGTGACGATGCGAGGCATGGTCAGCGTCAGGCCGGAACTCGGCGTGTCGAGCTTGCGGGTGCTCTGCATGAACGGCCGCGAGGGGTCGATCACGCCGATCAGCTCGGTGCTGATGGCGTCCGGCACCACGCCGGCGTTGTCGCTCGAGATCAGGTCGTCAAGCGCGCGGATCTGCATCTCGGGCACTCGCTCGCCTGACAGCAGCTTGAGCACCGCTGACGCCCACTCGCCACGGGTAGCAAGCTTCTTGGGCTCCTCGGCACTGGGGATGGTGAACTGGGAGCGGGCGCGCTCCTCCAACTTCTCGATGCGCTCGGCGAACTTCTCGGCGAAGCCCTCGATGCTGGTTCCGATAGAGTCCATCTGCGAGCGCATGGCGCTGGCCAGCTTGGAATCCTCGTCGGTTGCCGCAATGACCGCGGCGTCTGCTTCGGCCACTGAGGCCTCCTCTGTTTCGTCGTCCTTGGAGCGGATGTACGTGACAGCGGCCCGCTCGTAAGCCGGCTGCCAGGTGGTGGATACCTCGCGCAAGTCGACCTTGCGATGGACTCGTACCCGTCGTCCGTTCAGCGTTTCGATGCTGGTCCCGCCCGGCACCTCCATGAAGCCGACCGAGGCGCCGTCGGACACGCCATCCACGGCGAGGGCCAGTTGGTCATCGCCGCGCTGGGTCTTGGCGACCCGGAAGGCCATGTGGGCGCCGTCATCCCGCTCGTCGAGCGAGAGGCCCTTGCCGGTCGGTGGGTCCTGGTGATCCATCCGCAGGCGGACCTTGGTGGGCACCACGTCCGAGAAGGCACCGCGCTTGAACATCTCGCGGCCCTGGATCGTTTCGACCTCGGTGTCCCACGGCACGATGAACATGCCCAACTCGCGCTTGGCGAGATCGCGGACTTCGAGGGTCGCCGGTATCTCGGCGGTGAACAGTTCGTTTTCGTCGGACATAAAGACAAGGACCTCCGAGCTAGGGGCTCAAAGGTCCTCAGTGGTACGGCGGGCTCACAGGCCCTCACGCCGTCAGTGATTCGATTGCCGACACTCTACCTCATCGCGTCAAGCCACCACAAGCTCGCCGCAACGCTGACACTTGATCTCGGCGTTGCCTGACACCCTTCCGGCTAGGCGGCCGCACTTCACGCAGCGCAGATCCGAGAGGGAGCGCTGTTGGGTTGGCAACTGCAACGGGATAGCGGCAGGCAGCGCAAGAGGCACGGGTGCGTAGTCCACGTTGCCCGGCGCGTAGCCTTCTTCGGCCGCGGCAGTGGCCGCATCGTAGATACCAGCCGTGATGGCGAGGGTATGGACCTCCATCCGCTCCTTCGGAGAAGCCCGCAGGAGCTGCTTGACATTGAAGCGAGCTACGGTGGCTCGGGTCAGGAAGTCGCTCATCTGCTGCTCGATGGGCTCCAGGTAGTGCGGAGACAAGCAGCGTCGCTGGAAGTCGGTCCAGATGCTCTGGTCGTTCTGGTAGTGGAGTGATTGACCCGACATCTGGAACTCGATCAGGGTGCCCGGCATGTTGAACATACGGGCGCCGTCACCGACGGAGTATTGGCGACTATCAGTCAACTGCGCCGACGCCGGGTTGACGTCGAGCAAGTGCAGCTTGAGGCCCTGGTCCACGAAGCGGGGCAGGTTGGCGTTGTCCTCCTCGAGCCACTGCTGCTTGAGGGCCGTCATCTCAGACTCACTCATCATCTGCTCGGTCTCACCGATCAGCGACGGGATGTTGCCCGCGAACCAGTTGGCCGCCCATTCCTGCGACTCGACCGCTGCGCTGATCGCCGCGCCGCAGGCTTGCAGCGGCCCGATCCCGCGCAGTCCGCCGGGCATGTAGGTGATCTGGCGCATGTCGTCGTTGGGCATGATCCGATCCGCCCACTTGATGATCGGTCGCAGCCGATTCTTGGGGTTGACCTCGACCGTGATCTCCCAGGGCGGCACGGGATACAGGCTCAACGGCAGCCCATCCCCGTCACGCGCGGCGATCCACCACCAGCACTCCCCGCGTGAGGCGAGGTAGAAGGCGGAGTCTCGAAAGAAGTCGCGTGAGGTAGTGAACGGATTAGGACGGATGATGAGCCGAGGACGATCCTCCGGCGTCAGCAGGGCACCCTGCCGGAAGGCTTCGAGGGACAGGGAGCCAACGGTATCAGCGATCAGCGACACGGCACCCCAGATCGCCGGCACGCCGAGCGCGTCTTGGATGCTCGACACCCGCCAGGGGCGCCCTGCGCGTTGACGAGTCAGGATGTTGATCTGCTCGTCGAAACTCGCGGCTAGCTCGAGCGTGCGCTGCTGGAACTCCTCCCTCGGCGGGAGCAGGATGCGAGCCAAGGTGGTGAGCGGGTTTGCCATTAGCCGATCCTCGGAGCAGGTGGGCGGGGAGCCGAGGCGAGCCAGGTGGCACGGATGGCTGCTAGAACGGCGGTGATCGAACGGTCGGAAGCCGGGACGGCTACCCAGGCACCGGAGTCATGCGGTTTTCGCGCGGTCCACGGCAAGTCTTCGCTGACGTGCTCCGCGTTGTCCCAGATCAGCCGTCCCGATTCAATCAGGCGCACGAAGTTCTCGGTGGCGGCGGCGAACTCCTTGCCGTCCAGCGCCTTGGCCTTCGGGAAGTGACGTGCCAGGTCGGCGTCGGTCCAGCTAGCAAAGGCAACCTGCTTGACGTTCTTGTCTCGCGCCTGTTCACGGGTGTCCTTGCCAAGGAGGTCGGTGTCGATGGGCTCGCCCTTGGCCTCGAGCAATGATGTAAGAGCGATGCGGCCGTCTGTTTGCAGCCACGAGAGGTAGAACGAGGCCCTGCGCCCGTCGGGTGCCATCGAGAGGGCCATCGCCGGCCGGTTCGGCTCCTCGATCTTGCCGTGGCACAACTCCCACTTGGCATCCATCACCAGGCGGGGCTGCATGGAGACGACCCAGCGGCACAGGTGCTCAGTCTCAAACAGGGCCGGCGGCTTGGAGGCGTAGGCCTGCTCCAGCACTTTCATCATGTTGGGGAAGTGACCGAGGGCCGGGTTGGCCTCGGCCCAACCGCGCACGTCGTCCATCGCCCAATGCTCGGCGGCCGACCACTCGAGGTAGGCCAGCTCCGACTCCCCGTCCTCTCCCCGACGCTTGAGGTCATTGAGGATCACGGACTCGTCGGACCCAGCGTTGGAGAGGTACAGCGTCTGCGGGTTGGTCGAGGCCGTCAGGGTCGGAGCCGCGGCGGCCATGATGTCGAAGTCCTCGAACTCGCGCACCTCGTCGACGATCAGGTCATCGGCCGACAGTCCTCTCGCCCCTCTTTGGGGAGCGACGATGCTGTATGACGCTCCGTTCTTGAGCCTGATCTGCTCCTGCCCATTGGCGAAGCGGATGCTCTCCACCATCGAGAGGTCGATGGAGCGGGCGACGGCCATGAACACCTCCCTTGGGAGGGTGCGGTTCTGGGCGGTGTGCAGGATGCGCCGGCCCATCCCCAGGCGTTGCAGGATGTGCGGCACCAGCAGCTTGGTCTTGCCGTTCTGGCGAGCCACCACGATGGCGACTTCGGCATACATCCACCGCTCGCCCGCGAGCGCGGTGATGTAGCGCGAGGCGATCGCCTGCCAGGGCATCAGCGTGATGCCAGCCCCAGCGCCGGCCAGGGCGAACTCCTTCGCCAGCGACTTCGCCGGTTCGGGCGGCGCAAGGCGCGGCTCGGAGCGACCCTTGAGTTCTGGCGCGTCAGCGTGCGCTACGGCCATCGGTCAGCTTTCTCGCCGTGTAGTCGGCGGGTTCGACGAGTGGGCGCCGTTGGGGAGGTAGATTGGCGAG